AATGGCAGAACACATCCTTGGTAAGGATGCGATACAAGTTCGATTCTTGTTAGGAGCACCATATTACGGGCTTTGGTGAAATGGATATCATCACTGGCTTCGAACCAGTGGGTAGGGGTTCGATTCCTCTAGGCCCGGCCAAGTTGACAGAAGTGTAAAAAGAATATATAATTACAATATGTATAAAATAGAATGGAAAGACGCAACGGGTAGAGGTTGCGTGGAAGAAGTAGAAACTTTATCGTTAGCACTATCAAGATCTAAGGAAATAGGTCTGTTCGTTAAAATAAACGGAGATAGTTTTGAATTAGTAGGTGTCTTTGGCTCAGACGCAGTCGAAGACGGATTATTACCAAACGGAGACCAATACAAATGGTACAAAAGAAGATATGTCAAAGAGTGATTTAATTGAATTAAGTGGTACTGTAGACGAAGTCCTTCCCGGCAGCATGTATAGAGTAAAGATTGATAAAATGCCTAACCCTATATTATGTTATACAGGCGGAAAACTGAAACAGCATAAAATTAAAATCATTCTCGGCGATCGTGTGAAAGTAGAAGTCAGCCCTTATGATTTAACCAAGGGTCGTGTTACATATCGTTTATAAGGAGACAGCCATGAAACGAGTAATTGAAATTCGTGCCGCCGAAGGCGGAGAAGATAGTAAACTGTTTGTTTCTGATCTTGCAGGTGCATATCAGAAACTAGGAACTAAAAAAGGCTGAACTACCCGCTTGATAGATGTTCGTCCTGGCGAGTGTAGTTTACTAGTAGAGGGCAAAGACCTATCAGGCTTAGACAACGAGCCAGGTGGCCATAGAATACAACGTATTCCTCCCACAGAGAGGAAGGGCCGAGTTCACACTAGCACCGTTACCGTCGCTGTCATAGACAGCGAGGATGTCTGGACAACACCGACTATACATAAAAATGATCTCAAGATCGAATGGTATAGTGGTACTGGTGCTGGTGGACAATATCGCAACAAACATCAAAACAGTTGTCGTATAACACATATTCCGTCCGGCATAATAGCCAAAGCGGAGTGCCGAAGTCGCCAAAACAGTTTAGATTCTGCTATGGCAGAAATACAACAACGTGTTGACAGCGAATCCAAAAGATCGTATAATAACAATGTAGCGAGCAAAAGACGTAATCAAGTTGGTTCGGGTATGCGAGGAGATAAAATCCGAACATATCGATTCCAAGATGATTCTGTCCAAGATCACTTAACAGGCAGTAGAGCAAAATGCTCTGCTATTCTTAAAGGTAACTTCGATCTTCTTTGGAGATAATATGGCTTGGTTCGGTTTTTGGATCTTTCTTGCAACTTTGGTTGCGTGTGACACTTTTTTGTTTAGCAAGGGTTACGATAGTTTTCTTTGGGAAGCAAAGACTGAACATGAGAAAGCCTTGCACCAGAAAGCCTTAAATGAACAATGATAAAGTATTCTTTGGTACTATCCTTGCTATGATGGCTCTGTTTTTTGGACACCCTGTAGCAGCATTTTTTATCTTTTTGATTGCGGTAATGTAATGGTCTACTATAAAATTCGTCACAAGAATCGTCCAGAAATGTTTCGTAAGTCTGATGGCTCGTGGAACGGCTCGGGTAAAGTATATGATACTTTAGGTAAACTTCGAACTTTGCTTACCACAAAGATTAACAGTTACAGTGAACATAGTCGACGAGAAATTGCCGACTGGGAAATCGTTGAGTATGAAGTAACTGTCAAAGCCGTTAAGGGGATTCACGAAGTAATTACTCCGCAACGAATGATGGATTACATTAAAAATATTTAATAGGATTATAACAAGGAATTAACATGATTAAGAAAGGAGGGCATGATGAAACTAGTGAAACTAGATCGCAGACACAATCTGTATCACAAAGGCTACACCTATGCCTTCCGTGTAAATCGTTGGACTAATGATTCTCACAAGATTGAAAAGGCTGTAAAAGAATTAGAAGGGTGGCGTTGGGATAACACCTTTTGGGGTAAACCTAAAGAAGGGTCAAGACCTTTCTATATTGGCGTTAGGAACGAATCTACAGCCACAATGGTACTGTTAAAACTTTAAGGAGAGGATTATGAATCCATGGATCCAAAACGTATCGCTCAGCGATGTTAAGAAAGGACATCATGTCGCGGTCAAAGAAAATTCTATGCTGATCCAGATCGTGGATCCTGCTATGGAGTTTCCTACACCGGCACAGAAGTTTCGAGAGATCCATCAGTTCGAGTTCCTAGATCTTGAAAAATCCGACGACACTATCAACGATGACTGGAAGATCAGTGATACACAAGCCGCAGAACTAGTTAGACTCTTACAACATGCTCTTGACAATAAGATGGATGTTGTAGTCCACTGCGTGGCAGGTGTATGCCGTTCGGGTGCTGTCTGCGAAGTTGGTGTGATGATGGGCTTCCGTGATACCGAAGTGTTTCGTTCACCTAACTTGCTAGTCAAGCACAAGATGATGCGAGTCTTAGGTTGGACCTACGATGAAAATGAGCCTCACACTATCAACGGTGTGACTCTACCTTCAGGCATCGTGGTTCCTCCTAAAGCCGTAGATTGGACAAACGACAATGAAAAAGTTTTTACACTTGCGGCAGAACGTAGAGCACGTAGAGAGCAGGAAGGAGATATCTAATGAATGATGACAAATATCATGTTCCTAGCCATACTCTAGAAACTCTAGATAGATATTGGACACACGGTTATAGTCCCGGTAGTTTTTTGGCTGCTCTGTTATGTGGTGATGTATACAATGCTGTAGTCAGAGCAGATCATTGGAATCGGGAAGCATTAGGACATATTGTGTACTATATCGTACATCACGCACCTCGTGGTAGTTACGGAAGCCCTGAGTTATATCAAGATTGGATTAACCAAGGAAAGATGTTTCAATCTTATCAAAAAAGTAGAGTGATGGAATATCTTAGTCAATAAGGAGATTATTATGAAATCTATGGCTTTTAAAAATCGTATGAATGGAGAGCGTTTTATCTGTGACGACGTCCGTACGGTCGAAGTCATAGACGGTGTTGAATACCTTGTTGTTCATCGCCCCAATGAGCATCGTGTATTCAAGATGCGTAAAGATGTGCTAGAAAAAATTAATACGCCTGTAACTCAGAGGAATAAGAGTACTACGCTACGAACGTAGGAGTCGGAGGTTCGAGTCCTTCCAGGCGTGCCAAACAATATCGCGTTGGACTTCTGGGAGGTCACTAGGCTTTCAACCTAGACAGGCGGGTTCGATCCCCGTACGCGATACCATTCAATGGTGTCCTTAGTGTAGTGGCCTGCACCTCGCTCTGTGAAAGCGATAGTACCGGATCGATACCGGTAGGACACCCCAATTACAAATTGTTAATAAAGCGTAATGCTTTGTTAACGTCAGTGAAATACTGTAATTCGAAGTAAGTGTTATCGTATACATCTTGTACCATAACACAGCAAACACCTTCGTACAAACAAAGATGAAAATATAATCCCCCTGGGGTTATGTGTTCATAAGTCTTCACACAAATATTTATTGCCGCTTTAGCAAATGTGGTCATTGCACCGGTTTGAAGCACCGTGGAAGTTGGTTCGATCCCAACAGGCGGCACCAATATGCCCGGATGGTGGAATGGTAGACACAGGAGACTTAAAATCTCCCGACTTCAGTCGTGCCGGTTCGAGTCCGGCTCCGGGTACCAGACAAGTTGCCTCTGCCGATGGAGCGGTGCCAGGTCTTCTAAACCAGGTTATGGGAGTTCGAATCTCTCCAGAGGCGCCATTACATACGATTAAATAACTGATGAATCATGCACTAATCTTTTCTTGCAAATTAAAAGTAGGTGTTCGGGGTGGCGGTGCTCACAGGATCGCAACCGTTCTTAGAGAACACGGTTGGGATGTTGAAGTAATTGATTATGCAGCATATTGGCCATTAGAACTACTAAAAGAATTAGTCAAATCAAGAGTACATAGTGGCACAGTTTTCATAGGATTCAGTACATTTTTTAATTATTGGAACGACAACCTTAATAAGTTTTCAGAATGGATTAAACAAAAATATCCAAATATAAAAACTGTTATCGGCGGCCAATCAGTAGCACTAACACCAGCCAATCATATAGAATATTGGATTGATAGTTTTGGTGAAAATGCTATACTAGAATTAGTAAAATCATTTACTGGAAATTCTACACAGCCTATCAAATACGATTTATCTAGTTTTGGATCTAAAAAATTAATAAAATCTCTGCACAGTTATCCTGCTTATCCTCTTAATTCATACAAAGTGATTATGGAGAAGAGAGATTACCTAGAACCGTGGGAGTGGGTAGGTACTGAATTTTCTCGTGGGTGTAAATTTTCCTGCGACTTTTGTAATTTTCCTATACTCGGAGTAAAGGGAGATTATTCTAGAGACCAGGAAGATTTTGAATATGAAATGCGTTACAATTACGATAATTTTGGTATTACAAATTATCTAGTCGCAGACGAAACATTCAACGATCGTGTAGAAAAGATAGAGAAGTTTGCCAACGTTGCAGAACGTCTAGAATTTAGGCCGTTCTTTTCAGGATTCGTTAGAGCAGATCTTATGATAGCCAAACCTGAAAGTTGGGAACAGTTCAAAAGATTAAACTTCTTAGGCCATTACTACGGTATAGAAAGTTTTAATTATGAAACTGCTAAGGTAGTAGGCAAAGGTATGCACCCGGACAGATTAAAAGAAGGTCTGATAGATGCTAAGAATTACTTCTTGAAAGATCGATTCTATAGAGGAACAATCAGTTTAATCGTCGGTCTACCGCACGAAACTAAAGATACACTAGAACAAACAGAAAGATGGATGATAGACAATTGGAAAGATCAAGCAGCATTGGTATTTCCATTAGACATCGATGATCTCGAAATTAGCGGAAGTACATTAACCAACGACAGCAAGATCAGTAAAAACTATTCTAAGTACGGTTATAGAAGAATGAAAGAAGAAGATGCTAAAGCACAGTTCTCAGAATTTTCTAAACCAATATTTGAAGGTGGTTATTCCGGATGGCAACCAGGTATTGCCATTTATGGAAATACTGGTCTGATATGGGAAAACGATCATATGACCTGGTTCGATTCTAGAAGGATATCAGATAAAATGAATCGTTCGTTAGTTATTAACAATCCTCTGGGTGCCTGGGATCTTGCAGAATCAGCATTGCTGACCATGAAGAAATTAAATGATCTCAGCGAAACAGATAAGTTTATCACTGACGATGTTGTCCGCATAGGCGAAAAAGAAATACGTCTAGTGGTATATAACTATATAAGAAAAAAATTATCAAAATAGGCTTGACAGGTTATACAATAGATAGTATAATATACAAATTGCCCCGATGGTGGAATGGTAGACACGGTGGTCTTAGAAGCCACTGCCTAGTGCGTGAGAGTTCGAGTCTCTCTTGGGGCACCAATTTAAAAGAGAAAATATGAAACCCACATCATCTTATAAAATGTCAAAACAGGCTAAGCGTACATTGGCTACGTTTATCGATCCTCATAAAAGAGGAGAGGTTAAGAGATCGATAATTCAATCAGAGTTAGCATCTAAGGTTGCCTACAAACCTTCAAAGGGAAAAAGAGATTCGGGTCAAAGTGAGTAAACCTAAATTATTTAATTTTGGTGCTTGCGATTTATTAGACAGCCTTATGAACAAGGCTGTTATGAATGTTTTTGATTTACAATGTATAGACCTTGAAGAACGTCCAAGACCGTATCCTTCGTACAGCACTAGTTTGCTATCGATGTATACTCCTATAGGTAGTTTGGGTTCTGAAGCATTAGAGTATTTTGTAAAGCATCCAGAACTAGTAACAGATAACAGACCTTTCTTCGAAGAAATTTCTAAGTTCGATTATATCAGTCATTGGACTGCTAACGCTGGACCTAAAGATTTTTTGGTACTAAATTTCAGCACAGAATTTTACACAAAATATTTTAACAAAGAATGTATCACTCTTGTTCCTTGGATCAAACCGATTCCGGAACATGATTGGTTTATACAAAAAATCAAACAAGATCATCTTTTAGATTTTGACGAAGAACGAAATGTAGGACTTGCTCGAGAACTTACTACAGATTTTGCGAGATCAATTAAACAGATTTTTCAAGATAGAGTAATACTGGTTGATACTCATTTAACAGAAAAGTATCTGTTAGACAAAGGCATTAAACGAGCAGAGTTAATCAATTATCAATTCATACCCTATTATCAAAACAATAGATTGACAGGGGATGCTAAAAATATCGAATACGGACAAAGGCTAGTCAAAGTCTTGTTGCGTCAATTTAGACGTGTGCATGGCAGTGATCTTCCTATCATATCTGTAAACGATAGTCTAATTTATAGAGACCCAAATCATAGATGGGGATCTAATCCTTTCCATTTGCATAAAGCATCTGCAGACTTTATCGGCCTTAAGATAATGGATGCCTGTATGTCCAAAATGGAAAAGACTTTAACCAAAATATATATACCTTAGCACCGCTAGGATATATAATAGTTTTGTTGTGTAGCAATACACAACCGGTGAAGTGAAAGGTAGATGAGGATAGACACCGTGTAGCGTTGCTACATGACTAATTCTGGCAAACAGTCTTGAAAACTGTCCGTGCTTGAGTGAACCGATTCTTATAAACCTGTCAGTTGCTGATCGGAAATATTCAGGCCTCTGTAGCCTGTCTATTGCATGTTGCCCAGACCGACGATTTCGAACAATAGGTCTTGTCATTTGTCCGGTCTATTACTTGACCTTTTACTGATCCGTCATTATAATATAAGGGAAGCGAGATGGCAAGAATTAGTGCAGAAGAAGCAGCAAACGCGATCGGTAATAGGTTTGATCTTGTGCTAGTGGCAGCGCAGAGGGCTAGAGAATTAAAAAATGGATCGATGCCTCGTGTTGATGGAAACGATGCATCATTTGCTGTCACTGCTCTAAGAGAGATAGAACAAGGCAAATATACTAAAGAAGATTATCTAAGTAAACTTGAACGTAAGCAAAAAGGAAAATGGGAATGAATATCACACTTCGTAAGGCAAATGCAGTCCAGAATAGCATCAATGATGCTGTTAAAGGCATTAAGATGGCTTATTCTGTCGAACTCAACGAATTCCAAAACGTTGAGGCAGAGATTCAAAAGGCCAATGACACATTGATGACAAATGATGCACGTCGTCAAAAGTTGACAATGGCATTGTATAACATTCGTGCCCTTGTAGGTACGGCCAATGCATCCAGCGGTATCGATACCGCGTTAGCCAAGGCTGCGTTTATTGATAAGCGTATCAGCCAGTTAGAAGATATCGCAGGCCTTAGCCCATTGATCTCTCTAGATGTTATCAAGGGTAAACTGGAAAAGGTTAAGAGCCTCAAGGACGAGGCTCGTAGCCGAGTATTTGGGTATGGCGATACTGTGACAACTAATGTTGTAAGCCAAGGCCAGATTGATCAGGCCAAATCTGAGATCTTAAGTCTCAAGAAGCAGAAGCAAAAACTCAATGATGAGATCCTTGAGTTGAATATCAAAACTGAGATTCCACTCAGTGAAGATGTTGTTCAGACTCTGCAAGCAGAAGGACTGCTCTAAGAACCCCGGGGTCCCTTCCTCGTTATTAAAGGGGGTAATTGGCTTCACCAAAACGCCAGGGTGCAAACGGTAACGACCCCAAGGCCCTCGATAGGGGCGACTTGAGACACCGTGGCGGCAGAAGCAGAACTGACGACAAAGACGCAAATACTGATCGACAGGGTAGACAACTCAGTCTAGGGCGGAACAGGGAACCGTGGCTAGACACTTTTAAAGAGTAGATTGACGAGATTTTAACACTCCGGCAAGAGTAACATTATCAAGTCGATTTGCCGATCGAGGGGGCTCATAATTTCCCTTCAGTCTACTCCTTAAAAGTAAAGACTATCGCGGGTTACGTCAGTGGTCAGACCGCCAGGCTCATAACCTGGAAGCCGGAGGTTCGAATCCTTCACCCGCAACCAGTTATTGATAGTAGTATAAGGTCCGAATCGGAACCGAAAGGTGAAACAGAGCGGGTGGAACCGCAAAGTGGATGCATCGTAGGTGCATTGCGAGCCTGTATATGATCCAGGGCGTTTTACAGCGTGACCAGATTGAAAGGCAACGGACTCCATGTTAGGCTGGACTAAAGAAGCAGGCGCTGTAATGCTTGGGCGGCCACAGATTAAGTTCTAAACCAAATCTTTAGTATTACTATCAATATCCCAACTCGCTGTAGTTCAATGGACAGAACGGAAACCTCCTAAGTTTCAAATCCAGGTTCGATTCCCGGTAGCGAGGCCAATGTGTAAATAAATTTATGCGGGTGAAGTGTTTGTGGTTACACGTCTGCCTTCCAAGCAGAAATAGACGAGTTCGACTCTCGCCTCCCGCTCCAGGATTTATTTTATGCACAAAGTAATTGACCAAAACGATATATTTAGAAAGTTTGATTTTAGTTCTGTTATCACACAGGAAGATAATAATCAAGCCATACAAATAATCACAGACATCGTTCGCTCAGGTAATTACTTTGAAAATTCACCCAAATATCAAACTAAAGAAAATATCTTCAAAAGACCAGAACCTGTATGGTTGAAATTCAGGATGAGTTTTTTGTTTTCTACATTTTTATATCTAGGACGAGAAGCCAGAGTTTCTAATATGATGGCTTGGAGTTTTATGACTAATCTCGAAGGCGCCGAAGATCGAGAAAAATTATGGCATAATCACTGGCATCCAGAACGTCCTAACGGAAAGATGCTCAGCGGTATCTGGTATTTGCAAATACCCGATGATGTTAAGGACAAAGACTATGCAGGTACAGAAATGGCCCCCGACGGTCCTGAAATGCCGAATAAATACTTTGTTCGCCCAACTGACTTTCATTGGCTGATGTACCCTAGCGATCAATGGCACAGACCTGGAATTGTGCAAAGTAATAAATTTAGATATATTATTGCCGCTGATGTTGAATTTGAATGATTACAGAAATATCTGTTTCAAAGAAGAAAATTTCAAACCGCTCCCTGTACAAGTAGAGCAACTTCTTTACGCCTATCATAAAAAATATCTAGAAGCCAATCCTGAGAAATTACTAGCCTACGGCGGTTCTGTCCTTGATCAAAGTACTTTAAATTTTGATCCAAATTACGAAGAAAACATAAAGAAACGCGGAGAAGGCGGCGGAGTGAGTTTCCATCCTGTTCCGCCTGGAATACAAGATGTTCTCAGGAAGTTATATTCTAACACTATTTTAGGAAATAAGGTTATGACTTTTTGGATACAAACTGTAGGGAACGGAAAATCGCATGTTCTTCCGCACAACGATAACGATGGTGAAAAGAACAATAGACTGTTTAATTGGATTTATCTGCTAGACGCCGGTGGCGATAACGTTATTACATCCTGGTGGAATCCTAAACCAGAGTACAAAGATCAAACCATATTAGGAGTGAAAGGTGTTCCTTTTTCTAAGTTAGATCTTATCGAGCAAGTGCAGGTAAAAGAAAAAAAGTGGTCGTACTTAAATACTGAAAAATTACACAGCGTAGAAGGGTTAACTAGGGAAAGATTCGCACTTTCTTGCTTCCCTCCTATTAGTAATGTGCTACTTTAATTCAAAATAGCCTTACTGCGCCACAAAGATAAATAACAATAATGATGGAATCTAGGAGTTAGACAATATGCCGTTACAAATCCGCAGAGGTACAAATTCTCAGCGTCTAGCAATGACAGAGCCTTTGGCCTCTGGCGAACTGCTATATACCACTGACACAGGCTCGTTATATATCGGTAACGGAACTTCTTTGGGCGGTGTTCCCCTAAGTAATTTAACACCGGGCGATATCAAAGATCTTTCGGCATCTATTTTTCAAACAGGTGTACATTCTGGAATAACATTTAATTATAATGCGATTTCTAAAACAATGGATGCCATTGTAGAACCTGATTTATCCAATTATGCAGGAACCATTAGAGCAGACGCATTCCAGGGTAACTTAATCGCTGAAAACAGCACATTAATCTTTAATTCAATAGACGGTAGTATCAATTTAGATGGCACTGTTCAGGGAGATATTATTCCTGATGATAATGCTACATATGACATTGGTTCTTCCACTTTTAGATTCAGAGACATTTACCTAAGCGGATCTAGCATTCACTTAGGCAGCGCAATCATTACAGCCTCGGGAGCGGCCGTTGATTTACCCGCAGGCTCTACAGTTGCTGGTACACCAATCGGTAGTGGTAGTGGTAGTGGTATTGTTGAAGGCAATGGCTACAACATCCATGTTATAGGCGATGACAGTACTATAATGGTCAATGCCGCGACAAAGACTTTAACTGCTGTTTCTGCCACAATAGGAACATTAACCGGCACTGTCGCGGTTGACATTCTCAACGGTAACCAATTTAACGGAACACATAATGGTCCTTCTTTTGGCACACATTACGGACTACAGCAAGGCAATGTCGTTGGTAATGTCACTGGAGTTCTTACAGGTGATGTTAGAGGTAATGTATTAGCCGAAGATTCAACGGTATTAGTTGATTATACTAACGGCACAACTGGCGGTACCCATGTTGGAAACGTGGTCGGTACTATTCTTGGCGATACATACGGTACCCATTTTGGCGATGTAACTGGCAACGTTACTGGTAATATTAAAGGCTCTGTCTTCGCTCAAGATTCAACTACACTAGTCGATGCAATAAGTGGTAAGGTTGTGGGAGATATTGATTCTACTTCCGCTACATTAGACGATCTGTCAGGCAAGACCATTATACTAGAAGGTACTACTGGTTTAGGGGTCAAAGCAGGTATTAGAATTAATACAGATGGAGACATTAACGATGGTTACGATTTGTTTACCATTAACGGTGCTAAAGGTACAGCAGAAGGCACTTTAGTATCTTTCGTTAGATCTAGAGGAACGTTAAGTTCACCTGCACCTTTACAGGTCGGTGACTATGTTACATCACTGGCATGGTTAGGTACCGATAGTGCTAGTACTCCTGCCTTAATGGCGACTCTAAATGTAACAGTTGATAATACTCCTACACCAGGATATGTTCCTGCTAGAATGAATTTTGAATTCTGGAACGGTTCTGGATTTGACACAGCACTTTCTTTTGGTAGCGACGATTTAGTTATTCACTTAGCAAATAACACAATTGTAGCAGGCGGTGCATCAGGTGAGGTTAACGTAGGCGGCGGAATAGTATCCTACTTAAAAGTTAATATCGGCGGAACTGAGTATGCTATGCCGCTATATGGAATTAATCCTTAAAATTTATTACTAAAGAAAAAGGGCACTTAGGTGCCCTTTTTATTTGAATGTACTAACCTGACAAGAATGAAATGGTGCGTTACTGGCATTGACAGCAAAATGCATTTCAGTAGAATCGAACATCCAGACATCGCCTTTCTTCCAATGGGATATATGTTTGTTCTCAAAACCTGCATATTGTCCGAAGTGCCAATCTCCTAGAAATATTAGATATCTAAAGCATTGCTCTATGCTAACATTGTGCTCTTGTCGCATAGTATAAAATGTATCTCTATGACTAGGTAGAATTAAATTAGGAAGGATACAGGTCCAACTAACAGATCCTGAAGTAGCATCAAATGCTTTTAAAAATCTTTGCCAGCCGTTAGGAAGTTCTTCGTTAAAACTCTGTAACAGATGATCTCTGTTATAGTATGTTCTATCTAAGTGATCAAAATTTTTCGCGACAAACGGAACTTCTCTAGCATACGTATGATTCTTTAAATCCTCGTCCCAAAAAGATTGTATATTAGTCACGAACTCTATCATATTTTTCCTTGGCTTCTTTGATCATTTCTTTGTAATCATCGTTAGGGTGATTAACAAGATGTGAATGATAGATATCGATAATAGTCTTTGGCGCAGTTCCGTCAAATAATTTCGGGTTGATACCATGCAGTATGCTCGCAAAACCGGAATAGATTAAACGTATACCTGCAACAAATGCCCAAACAAAATGTTGGGTATAAGTAACATTGCTTTTTGATAGATGCTTATCAAACATAGTTTCTAAAATATTCACGAAGTAATTCGTTGTCTATTTTTATTCCTGTTAAAAACTTATTTTTATTTAACACCGCAGATTTTTCTATCTCTATGCGATTGAAATTATTCTTAAAAAAGTTAATGTACTCGTCTTCGGTATACCGGTTCCGATCGTTCCAAAAAGCCAGATACAAACAATTTTTTACAGTGTCGGTAACAATGTATGTATCGGTATTACGCATATTCAACTCGTTCACTACTTTAATGTCTAAAACCTCTCCATTAATTTTTACAAGGTCACTGCGCCCTTTGTGTTTATAAAAAACACCTTGCTGTTCGAATACATCGTTAGTTATAACTTCAACATCATATGCAGGTAGAGTCACGCCTAATAGTCCAGTATCGTATAATGTTATCCCATAGAAGTCGTCGATAGCATAGAACAATGATGAATCTTGTTCTACATTCTGTTTATCAATGTATGCGGTAAATACCGGCCCGCTAGTTTCGTTAGACCCGAATATGCTTGTGATCGATTTAATAATACCATCTGCTATGGCCTTCTTGGGTTTGTCCTGTATGTAGGACAAAGTTTGTACATTCAGATTAGGCCATATAGTTTCATTCCTAATACTGGCTTCAATAAATTTATCTATCATAAAAGGATAGGGAAATATCACATATTCGAGAGTACTATAGAAATCTTTAAAATCACGAATGAAATCCTCAAATGGTTCTATTTCATCGACGCTGTCGGCAGTATCTCTAGCACCTAAGTCATAAAAAATATGTCTTGATACTTTATCGCTGATTAATGTAGGAAGTAGATATACTGCAAGACTACTGCCGTGATTTAGATTCCTAATATGCAGACATTCTCCGGAAAACTTTTCTGAATTGCGAACGGATACTTTATATAAAAATTCATGGGTATGTTCAACAATCTTAGGAGTTCCTGTTGTTCCGCTACTGGTGCATCTCATAAGTATGTCAGTAGGGTTAGGCAAAATGCTCTTAGCCTTGTCAAAATCAGAGGTGTTGGATATTGAAAAATCTATATCGTTATAAATGCTATAGGTCCTGTTTGAACAATTTGAAAAAAATGTAAACTTGGATAATGCCTTAGGGTGTTCCCTAAATTCTTCTTGAGAAAAATCGTGTAGAAAAATATCTATAGGAGACAAGATCTTTGTCTTCGGATCATAGTATGTAAGATCCTTAAAATCATCGTTCCTACTATAATCTATAATAACGATCTTAAGAGATAATTCAGCGGCGGCAAAACAAGCCGCGAGATAATCTATATTGAGTATCTGCATACCTATAAGGATAGACTCTCCTGCTTCGGCAGAACACTTATATTTTAAAATATATTTCCATAAATTAATTTTAGAAACTAAATCACTTTTCGAATATGTCGGACCTTTATGCAAAGGCAATCCTAAAAAGTTATCACTGATAATGTCTCTAGAAATAATAGGTTTCATTAAAAATAATCCTCAAGGTTACCGTCTCGAACTAGATCAAGAGTAGCACAATGATAGCCTCCACTCAATGTTTGAGCGTGTCTCATGCGTGTAGGAATTACAGTAAATTGATGTTGTTCTAAAACACGTATAAGATTCGTTTGATCTTTCCCAACTACTACTGTATTTTGATCTATGCTTAATATATTCATTCCTATATACGGACTACAGGGACTGATACTTCCTGGTCCGCTCTGCGTTACAGAGTTTATGTTGACATCACTAAAATAAATTTTGTCCCATTTCTCAAACAATTTAGGACAATTATCAGGTGTTACTCTAGTACTGTTTAGCAATACAAGTCCGGGTCTTAGTGGAATGATGGTGCTATCGAAATGTGCAAAACTGTAGATGTGTTCGGCAGCGTGTAATCTATATCCTCTAGGTTCTAATGTATTTTTTAACCATTGAAAACCTAACCAGTTTCCTGTATTACTAATTTGAAATAAAATGTCACGTCCTAATCTAATACAGTTAGGAGCGTCGAAGATAGGCTCTAAGTTGTTAAGACTAGGCTTACTCAATTCTTCAAACTGATAAGAATTATCTAACAATCTCGGTTTGGGCGCCGCAATCCATTCGGTACCATCTTTCACTGCATCTATCATTATATTATGATATGCTCTAGTTTCAAACAACCTGCTACGACAAGGACTAGGTGTTTCAATCATTAAGTTGTTTAGCGGTAATAACAGATCTCTAGGACACCATGTATACCAGCCTGTAGTGGTCCAATCGGAAGTAGAAAACTTTTTAGAATGATCTATGTACTCGGGTCTATGTACTACAACCCCTGCCTGGGTTAAAACTGAACACAATTCTTCAGCATCTTCGTTGGCCTCATCTATGAGCCATTGAGGATATTCTCCCTCGAGGGGTTTTATTTTTTCTATATCGTAGTTAGTGTAACTCATACTCATCGTGCTCGCATCGACTGTAGGCACACGAGCCTTGTCTGCTCGGCCTACTACAATCTCTCGAAGAGTATCCCAATCGTTATTTGAATTAATTTTCATCCTGTTATCAAGTCCTCGTAAACTTGCATAGTTATAGCGATACTGTGTCTAACGCTGTCGCTGTTGTTCTTAAGCACCTCGTGATATAACCAACCCGGAAATACTAATATTTTTCCTGCTTCTGGTACGATATCCACATAAGGCTCTTTTTGAAATTCTAATCGTTCTACAGGTGTATATAGTCTTATATTTCCGCAGTGAGGAAAAGTTTTATGATAATAAACAATAACCAAGCAACTAGGGTGATGGTTATGCTTTGTTGATTCTGAACCAGGCTTTAACAGTGTCATTATAGACATTACATTCTTCAATTCTACTTTAGGAATTACATTACTTGTATTAAGATACATTTCAACGCAACGCATGATTTCAACACTTAATTTTTCTAATTTGTATCGACTTAAGAAATCGTTAAATTTTTTAACGCCTTCGTCGCTCATGTATAACTCGCCGGTGTCATCTTCTGGGTCTAGGGAAAAATCAAGATCTAATAACACTTCATTAATCTCAGAAGATATCTGATCAAAGATATCACCTTCGAGTTTTTCTTCTAATACTAGGGTAGGAAAAAGGTATTTGAAAATCATAATAGGTGTCCGAATCCTTTTCTATCAAAATAAAAATCTAATTCCTTTTTATTAGCATCTAATGATTCTAATATCATAGCATTCTCTTTAGCCAACTTATAAAAATGACTTTTATTATACTCTATGTCAGCACTGAAATCTATGCTGTTGTTTAGAAAGTATTTTAAGTTTTCAATTAGTTTTTCTAATCTTATGTTTTCGGGGTAAGCAGTAGCATAGTCATGCACGGGAAAATATTCTTCAAATGTTTTAAACCCTATCTCCTTAAGATGATTAAAAATAGATGGATTAGCCGCTAAAAGAAACGGGTGCCCTTGTGCAAACACTCTGTAAATTTTTTCAGTGGCAAACTTGCTATTATTGTTTTCGTCTCCAGGATGACCTTCTGATATCAAACTTAAACTAGTCCTATGAAATACTGTAGGATCAATCCAAGCAGAATCGTTAGTCCAGGCTGTAGCAACAGGCACATCTTCGGTGCCGTAGGTCTTTGATGAATCATACAAATCGTCTATTCTACGAACAGCAAAATTTATGAAATTTTCGTATTCATCTACAGAAGGAAAATATTTTATAGAATTTTCTTTCTGTTGCTCAGTCCACGGAGCAAAGAAACTCCATTCTGCATTGCGCAATAAGTCTTGCTTGTAAAGATTATAAAGCAATCCTATTCTATTGTCTCTATCTGGAACTCCGCCTAAAAATAGAAATCGGCCAGACGTGGAATTATATTCTCCTACATGCCGTCCGTTGTAACTATTCCATACAGTATGTAAATAAAAATCAAAAGTAATAGTTTCACAATCTACTTCATTATCATGACTCATTCCGGATAGTAGTTTAATATCAATACCTCGAGATCTCGAATATTCTACGATTCTGTTATGTACTGAATTCCAAGTAGCATTGTTCTTATAGAGAAATCCGTCAGCAAGTAATAATCCAATGATCTTTGTATAGCCGTCATTTATTGCTAAGTCTATGTCTGATGTAATCTTTTCATAAGATTGTTGAGCATCTAAACGAAAAAATTCAAAGTTAATTAATTTAGATTGCATAGTGCTTGTACAATCCTAGTCGATTAGTAGAGGTTCCTCGATTGTATTCGGGGTATCTATTATTAAGATCGATTCCGAACAAAACGGTATTAGAAGATTCTATAGTCAATTTACTACATAATGTTTTTTGTTGATTAACATATGTGTCGTAGATATAATCAGGCCCGTAGTTTTTTATTAATTCTAATCCTAACTTTGCACCTATTCTGTTATTGTAGTTGATTTTATCATAAACAAACATTAAGTCATCGTCGTCTACGCGAGTTAATCGAATACCAATTCTAGCGTGTGCTACTGGAAACGTTTTACTTAAACTAAAGACGACATCTGTAATACAATCGTAATTAAAATTAAAATCTATATTTGCACAAACACCAAAATATGCACAGTCCACCAAAACTGGAATTTTTAATTGATCGCATTGTGTAAGCAACCAATTTAATTTTTCATGCTTGTTACCGGTATCAGAAAAAGGTAAACTAATAACAACAGCATCATTTTCTGCGAGATCGTCGTCCTCTATAAATTCCCAGGTTGGCCAATTATTTCTCCAGGCCAATTGATGGTATAGATATTCTCCCCTAAAGCATCTAAATCGTCTGTTCTTATTTTTTATATAGAACATCTCGAATGCCTGAGTAGTTCCGTTGGAATAGACAACACATGGAAATAACTCTAATCCTCGCACATTGTTATTTTTAGATTTCGAAATCCATTGTATATACTGACGACTGAATTCTTTGGTGATCCCTTCGTTCCAAAGTGCATCATTTAAGGTAATCGATTTTATGTACTCAATAATACTCGAATCTTGAATAGCAAAAGCACCGCCATACGGTAGAGGTCGTTTATCGTTAGGTGCAGTCATTTTTAAAATATTTTTTTTCAAGTAACAGATAAACTGTTTTTCGAGTATAAGTAGTATCGTTCATTGCCCCGTGGGGGACCTGTCCATCAAATACCAAGGCTTTACCCTTTTCGTTTTTAATAACTTTGTAATCTACTATCGACCATCCGTTCCCGTCTACAGGATATATCATATTGTAGGAATTATTTGAAGTGTCATAATCTGGCTTATCAGGTGTATCTGTGTGTATAGGCATGAAAGAGTACCTCATTAAAAAATTTACAGTTATCCTGTTTAATCCCGATATAGTTTTTGTATATTCAATTATGTCCTTTGCCATGTCCGTAAGTTCGTTCGGAACATCATAGTTTCCCGTATTATCATAAATGATCAACGATTTCCAATTTAATGAAACATCGATGACCTTTTCGCTTACATCAATCCAAAATTTAGAAACATCGTGAGAGGTAAGATCGTCTATTAAATCGATAAGTTTTGGAATTTTGTCTATATCAGTATAACGCAAGGGGTCGACTAGAGCCATACTGTTACTTATAAACTTAAACAGGCACTAAGTACTAATATGACAAAGTCCCTAGATTTCTACAATCAAAATAAAAACATAAATTGGTCGTTACCGCCCTTGCCCGACGGAATAGTCTCGGACTACGAAATCGCAGACTGGTTATTAAATAAAAGCGACTTTGGTTGGTTAGAATTGGATATCAACTTTGATTTAAACCAGTGGAAGAAAGAAGCCGAATTATCTACAGAATACTTAGTTCCGCATAGGGAAAATGATAGTTCTGGTTGGAATAGTGCTTGTATACACGGTATCGATATTCCCTGCACCGGAGCATGGACTAACTACGGATATACATCAGAAAAAGATGTTCCATATCGCTGGACCAACTTGAGCAACATTGCTCTTAATATTAAAGAATTTTGGAAAGATTTTCCTTACGAAAGATATCGAAGGATTAGATTTATGGAAGTTGTGGCAGGCGGTTATATAAACCCTCATAGCGACATGCCTGGTAGACTTCCAGGAGAAGAAAATTTTAATGCGTTAGAGTTTGGGGTCCCTATCAATGTTGCGATAATACATCCTAACGAATGCTTCATGTCATTGGAAGGATACGGTATTGTTCCTTTTAAAGAAGGAAAGGCATTTATAGTAAACATTAGAAATTATCACAGTGTTATAAATAATTCTCAAAAATCAAGAATACATTTAATTGCACACGGAATTCCAGGTAATAGACAAAACAAATTTATAGAACTCGTATCACGGAGTTATAAAAAACAATATGAAAAACAGACACATTAAGTTGTTAGATGCGTTCTACGGAAACAAATGCAATTTAGCATGTTCTAATTGCGACTCTCGAAGCGACGAATTGGATTTCGAAGGTCCTAGCATAGAATCGATTAGAGAAAGCATACTACTGGCCAACGAAAAATTTGACGTAGAAAACTGGAGCATGATTGGCGGCGAGCCTTTTCTCTATAAAGATAAAATATTAGAAATTATAAAATGCATAAGAAGTTTTGAACCGAACAAAACTATATTCATGTCTACCAACGGAATGCTTTTACACAAAAATATCGATTGGGTGGTTGATCTTGTAAAAGAATATAAAGTATGGGTACAGGTCTGTAATCATACTCCACTATTTTATGATAAAACAACTATGGTAGAGGCTGTACATACTATTGGAAAAAAACTAGGCATAGAGGAAACAGTCCCTGCTTACCTGTGGTGGTACGATGTTTTTAAATTCGAAACTGGAACTGATAATTGGAAACAATATGTAAAAGATAAAGGAATTGATGTTGAGACCAGAGATCCCAACGACATTACCTACATGAAACAGAATTGGGGTATCCATTATATGGAGTCTCCAGTTTTTCAAACTATTGTGAACAAGATAAATGGAATACCTAGACCCTTTAATAGTAACCCGGCAGATGCATATAAGAATAGTTGCCCTAGCCAATTCTGTGCTTTTTTACATGATAAGAAGATTTACAAATGTGGAGCATTAGGAACCTTAAAAAGATTGTTAGAAAAATATAACATGATCGATGATCCAGAATGGCAAAGGTATCTGGCCTACAGGCCTGTAGATTTAGAAACATGTACCGAAGAAGACCTTGACCATTTTGCCGATACACATTATTGTAGTGTTAGTGAATGCAGTATGTGTCCCGGAGAATACCGCGGAATTGAAAAAAATCAGATAAACGTTTTGAAGATATATCGTAATGAACGACAGTAACATTGTTTTTTGCGTTATCGACGACATTGATTCGTATGCTAATCAAGAAATTAAAAACACGATACGCAATATATTAGACTTTACTATATCAAATCTTTTTACAAAAGGTTATACAGTGTTAGTAGGTACTGATGAAGATGCTCTTTTAAGAAGTATCGATGGGTTTGATTATGCTGTAGTTATGAGTCCAGGGACGGAATATATAAACGGTTATAATTTTTTTAATGCGCTGAATGCTCTTGTTGACAGAGATTTCTTTTTAGCAGGACATATATTAGATAGATCAAAATATGATGCTTATTATGAATTACACCATCAATGTTTTGTTATCAATTTAAAGAAGTATAAAGAACTCGGGTGCCCCGATATCGGTAAACTAGAATTAGATTCAGCCCATACTCAAACAGAACCAATACGTAGCATTGAAAATATCCATGATGATTATACTCCCACTCATATAGTTCGTGGATCAATCGAAAAACAATACTTTCATAAATGCCACGGTTGGAATATTTTAAGCATTGCATTTTCTAAAGAACTTCCTGTAATCGTATTCGACGAATCTATTAGAAACAATAAAAAACACTATTACCCAGAAGTCGAACAGGATTTTTACAAACATAAAAAATACATCGACTACAAACTAGAATTTTGCAAAAGCGAATTTGTACATGTATGTAATACAGAATGGTCTACCGGGATCTCGGAAACATACAATCAGATAGTAATACCTGCAAGCGGTTATCTGTATCTAGATTTAATCGATCAAGGTAATGTAATTTTTTATGACTATAATCAACGATCGTTAGATTATTATAAAGAAAATTGCGAGAGAAAAGAAAATATAAATTACAAATTTGTTAAAACCAATCTTCTTGAAGATCTCGATTTAGTTGAATATTTAGAACCAGATCTTAAAACACTAGTCAACTTATCAAATATTTTTTGCTATGAAGGAACTGCTGCAAAATATTCTTTAACCCATCGATTAGAGGCACAGAATAAGTTAGTTGCAGCCTTAAAAGATAAAGTTAAAAATATAGATATTAATTTTACACTACAGGCCGATGAAGGTCATCGATAACATTTTTGAGAATTTGAAAAACTTTCTGATTTTTATTCTGATCTCCTAGATGGTTGGGAGATAAATCTTCTTGAGGATGCTCATTTTTTAATCGAGAAAAATGCATAAGAGGCACATCGATTTCGACACCGTGTTTCCAATCGTAGTATTTTTCGAAACTCCAGAGATGTATTATTTTAGTTTTATGAGAAATTTTTTCTAAAATATAATTATCAAAATAATTCAGTGCTGCAATGGATTCGATTTTTGATTTTTCGTCATCGTGTAATTTTAAAAAATATTTCTTTGCCGCATCGAAAACATCTTTTTGTTTATAGTGATCTTCATTTATATCTTTTTCTTTTAAGTGCAATACACTTCCCATAGTAAGACTTCTAAAGGTCCTATGGAATAGACGGTAATTGTCGGTCCAACAAAAGATACAGATATCAGGCAAGTTATCTGCAAATGGAGGGAATTGATTAATAATTACGTCCCATACAGAACTACCTCCGTACCCGAGATTTACTATATTGGCAGAATAATGATCCTTTACCATTGTAAGATACGTATCATATTTGTATTCTATACTATGTACGTTATCAAATTCCATACAGAAACTATCGCCGAAGAATCCTATTTTCATAGATATTCCGTAATTAATAAAGTTATACGATGTGTGTGTCCTATGTTTGCCGATCCGTGAATATCTCTCTCATTATCAAACATAAACACATCTCCGGCTTTATAGTTGGTAATCATATCATTTCCGTATAAAAAGATATGACCTGGTTGAAAATCCTGCAGCGGCATCCAGTATCGGTTACAGGGACTATCGTGTACGTGCGGATCGGTGTGCATGGGCATAAACTGTCCGGGCATCATTTTAACGAACCACCAATGAATATTTCTGTTTGTCCAAGGAGGGTTTATATTCACATAGATGTCCCCATATTCATAGACCCACCAATTAACCGCCTTTAAATCATATCCTGCTAGTTCATATTTTGAATATTCTGCTGTCTCGGCAGCAGTGGCAGGTGGCCAATCTCTAGGACGGGCCTGGCCATCTCTAGTTAATATTAGGTGCTCCCATAGCGGATCAATCCATTGATTATAATTTCCGATGTATTTCATTAGTAATGTTCTAAGTGATCTATACCCGCAATCTTACGGAATGATTCTGTAAACTTACAGTCTACTCTTAAGCCGTATTCCTGTTCTAGGCTAGATTCGCCACCGTGCCAATCCTGATCATTCCAGAAGGCTGCATGACTGTTAACATAATGTTTGTCCTGTGTGTCTGGATCCCATATGTAGAATCCTCTCTTGGTACGATACCTTATGTGTATGAACTCGTTGTTGTGCGGAGTATAATAATCATTTTCAAAAACACCATTTTTAGCATCTAGGTCTCTGTGTTCAAATGCTTTGCCATTGTGGTCGCAATGAAAGAAAATAACACGACCTATACGGTCGATGATATTTTGTTTTTGTAAATTTTCTACCCAACGAACAACACCGGGAAAGAAACTGCTTTCTTCCGTCTTTTGACGTTCGGCATTGCGTTCGTTCCAGTCACCCTCGTTCCATAGGAAGTAATAGATGTAGGGATCGTTAGCACCTAACGCACTCTTAAGATAACGTGTAAAAAGATTTCGTTGTTTATAGTCTTTGAAATCTTGGGGATATATTTCCTTGCCGTGGACTTTGATAGGATGATCATCAGGCAACGACAAATATTCTTCGTGTGCTTTATAAATCGGTTTCCAATCCCATTTGTAACTTCCGCGGCTTTGATCAAATCCAGGAGCCATCCAAGTTCCTTCTTTGGCATAATCTCTTGCCAAAGCAAATCCTTTACAGATCTCTGCATGAAGATCTGTAAATCCCTTTACGTCCAAAAACGGATCTAAATTAATATAAGGCTTGCCGCCTATTCCTCTAATCATGTACGTACTTATCCGCTAAGTATGTACATGAAAACAGAATTCGAATACTACTATAACGATGTTCCAGGAAAGGGGTTATGTAGGAACAATCTAATTTATACCAGTTTGATTAGCAAAGATAGAAAGGTATTCTGCCAATGGTATCACAACGATACCGATTATCACCGAGGACAGAATCAAGTAGTTGATCCCGGTCTTATGGAAGAAAAATGGTTACGTGAAGTAAACTATATTACTCAAATGCGTAATGCCTATCCGGATTTAGTTCCAAAAATTCTTAATATAGATTTAGAAAGACGTAAACTATATTTAGAAATTGACGGTGTAGATTTTTGGCAACGATCGGGTCCGATTATACAAGATTATGATAGCGTATTACCTGACTGGCGCAAACAGATGCTAAACATCTTTAAAGCACACAAAGCCTTGGGCATATACAAATATAGTTTACATCCTAGTAGTTATTTTGTAGTAGACGGTCAACTCAAAAGTATTAATTATTTTTTCTGTTATCGAGATCTAGACAAAGAAATTAGTTTACGTAGTGTAATGAGTCATATTAGCGAAGACCGTCAGGCAGATTTATTCCCCAAGATGACCGCTATGGGAATCGATGTTGATAAACCGACACCATTTAAAGATATACAGTTATTGGCATTTGAAAGTTTTAAAACTAACTTTCCTGCAGACTTCATGAATGAATGTAAAGCATTGTATGTATAAAATTGTTGAATGGACCCCAGACTTGGATCTTGCTGCGTTTTATAAGGAAGCAGAAGAAAGAGGTTTTGCAAATAATTCTAGCCAGAAAGCGATGATCGATTGTTTCAGGAATGAAAGGTCATGGAAGGGTTGGATATTATATCAAGACGAAAAAGCCATAGGTAGTGTTGTTGCACATTCGTTCGACGATGTTATGGGTCCTGGTAGTTATAGAGTATTAGCAAGGACCTGCACATTCGGAACTGCAAGACCACATGGCGGACTAATAACTCCCCAACGGTTGATTGCAGAACATCAAAATTTAACTGATCAATTTCTTTTACCTGCTTGTATTTCTTGGGCCGGCAAAGACAACATATATGCAACATCCAACGATAGTCGAGTCGCTAGCCAACGGCTTGTACATAGATACTATTTTCCTACCTTAGAAAAAGTAGGCATAGTAGAACGTATCAAAGAAGTACATTACAGATACACAGATCAAACCGTATGGAAGATATACGGTGATAAGTTTTTAGCAAATTTAGAACGCTATCCTAGATGGATTTAATAGGAATATTTCTAAACTTCTTTTTAAAGTTTGTATCGAGCGAAAATTTTATATTAGGTAAAGTTGTATCTTTTTGTTTATCGAAAGCACACAGTTTGCATACTTCGATTGATTTTTTTAAATCTACCAACATAAATTTTTTAACGGCATCGTACCCATCTAACGGATCGCAGGGTTTATATCTTTCTAATACATCTCTTGCTTCGTCTGTGTACTTTACTTGATGTTTGGCTTCTGGATAGTTTGTTGTGGCTGGGCAGTGATACATTATCCCTTTTTGAATATTATATTCGCTGTGCCAAACACATAACTCGAAACTCTTTTCTTGATCTCCGCCCATATGGAAATGTACAGTACCATCCTCAACTCGTTGGTGATACGGCTGGAAAAAATGTATGAATTGTTCGTAGCGTAATATTCTTTTACCGTTTAACTTGTATTCAACAGTTCTATTACGCTGCAACGGAATGTAATCAAGTTCGATTATTTCTAGAGAATCAAGCCAAGGTTCTAGTACAGTTAATATGTCTTGTTTTAATTGTTGATATTTTTCTTCGTCGTCGTAGTGACAAGACACTCTAAGATGTGCATTACCTTCTCCTACAATTAATCTTGCTAGATCTAGTCTCTGAATAAGTTTACTACCGTTGGTGGGAATTTCGATATGAGCATTAGGCCATAATCGTCTCATATTCAAGAACCATTCATCAAGTTTAGGGTGCAGAAACATCTCGCCGCCGGCAAATGCTATTTCATCAGTATCGACATATTCTGCCCATTTTTCCCAACGCTCTGCACTCTCTGCCCAATCAAAGTTTCCGGTGAAATCATAACAGGCCAATCCTCCACAATGACTGCAGGTGAGATTGCAGACATTATTCACAACTACAGAAAGGTACGTGTCTATCTTAATTTTCTGTGTCATGAATTACATTAGATAAATCTAAGTTAGGATTAATACGTCTGAGTTCCGACAAGAGATATGGCGTAAGTTTCCATCTAAATTCGACTTGCCTAATAGATGGTTTTTGAGTCCAAAAAATTATAGTGTCAACGATATCATCTCTAGAAGTATGATAATCGCTACCGAAGGCTGTGAGATTATGAGGGGGAACCTCGGTACCTTCTATAAACCCAAGATCTAAATGAAGAATAGGAATACTATCGGGTTTAATGCTTTCTAGTCTGCAGGCTTCGGCGAGTTCTTGTTTATCGTGTACATACTGAGTAGGAATTAACTCAGGATAGAATCTACTGATGCTGCCCATTACTACCATCATATCAACTTTGTTTTTTAGCGCATGAAATAATTTTAACTGTTGTTTGTCTCTGTAAGCATTATTAATAAAGATCTCAGCACCAGAGGCTTCTTCTACTATCTTATCAAAATCTTTATCTATGTCGTATCCATTTCTTCGACTCATGCCTACAATCTCTCTGCAACTAACTTCTTTAAATTTATCATAGATAGATTTACCGATACCGTATGTATGTCCGGTGATTACAATTTTTTTATTCATTAGGATTTCCTGTTGGATCAAAACACACTTCTGTGATAGCAGGATATTCTAACCAAAGATCTATTATTCTTAACAATAATTCTGTATTATTATATCCCTTAGCACTCAGGTGCAACATTAATATATTTGGCATAGCCAAATCTTTTATTCTTTCTGCTAATTCTTTTTTGTGTAAACTATAAATTGGTAACTTAGGGTCTGGATAAAATGCTGCTACACTTCCACATACTATCATTTTACCTACGTGGTTATATAATTGATTTAAGAAATCAATCTGTTTCCCGTTTGCATAGGCATTATTAATAAAAAGATCGCAGTCTTTTGCTGTATGTACAACATTATCTAAACCGGTGCTACTATTAAAACCTATAACTTCCCATCCTTTGGATTTTAAATGATCCTTAAAGACTTTTCCTATTCCTCTGGTGTCACCGGTTATTACACATTTAAAACTCATAGGTAATCGCAAATACGTCCTTGTTGAAATTAACTAAATCAAAAATTAGTTTTTCGTCAGCGTCGAACTCGACTAAACTATTGTCAAATCGAAAGTTGTTTATTTTATTCAATTTATTCATCTTATTCAACCAAGGACTGATTTCGTTATCAAATCTATACCTATAGTCAAAAATATTTTGAGCAGACGTTATCGAAACATGCACGGCTCTATCAAGATTTCCTTTTGACAGCAATTTTCTTACAACTAATTGTGCTCTAAATATTTCACCGTAGTTGGTCGCAGCATGGATTTTTCCTGCATCCATATCATACCATCGGTTATCAGCAACTGTAGGATACATAACTTGATTTGAAATATCTACTAGAAAACTATTATTTCCTTGAAGATTTAAATGATATCGATCGTCTATATCTGCATGTGCCATATAACTTTCTCCCGGACTTAGGATGATTATTCTGGCCTCTCCTTGTTCGACATCCAGTGTAGCCAATATATCTTGCCAAACAGTATTTTTAAATTGATCTTTTAACTTCCAAGGATCATAAAAGAAGTTACCAGTTGGTTCATTTAATGCTGTCTTTCCTTGAAAATTTATCAATTCTTTCCTGGCGAGATCGATAAGTTTAGGGTCCACTATAAAGTCGGTTTCTCTGATCATGAAATATTTATATGCTACTATAATGACTTAAATATATTCATGGAACTTTATCTAAAACCCGAATGGAAAAGGATAGGTATTAGTCTAAGCGGTGGAGCCGACAGTGCTTTACTGGCGTATCTTATATTAAAAGAAACCAACGCAGATATCTATTTTACAACACAGATAAGAATGTGGAAGACTCGTCCTTGGCAGCGTTATGTTGCTCTAGATGTAGTCCAATGGTTTAGAAATCATTTTCCAAATCTCATATCGCATATTGAAGGATTTATTCCGCCCGAAATGGAAGAACCTCACACAACATATATCAAAGACGAATATGGTAAACTGAAACCGGGTAATAGGATTATACTTAGATCTCACAATGAATGGGCTGTACATACATATAACTTAGATGCTTGGTATGCCGCTGTTACAAAAAATCCACCGGATGTTACTGGCGGACTCGCAGAGCGTGACGAAGGAGTATTACCTTTACATATGAAGCACATGGGCATTGACGTTTGCCATCCTTTCGCATATACGACTAAAGACTGGATCGTGCAAACCTATCACGACTTAGGGATACTAGACTTGTTTGATATCACTCGAAGTTGCGAAGGCGAGTTCAAAGATATAACATACGAAACATACACACCCGGACAATATGTTCCTATATGTGGTGAATGTTTCTGGTGCAAAGAAAGAGAGTGGGCCATTGAACACACAAAGTAAAACATTTTGTATGCATCCTTTTACGGGGCTGGCAACCAGAGAAGATGGTGCTATCAAAGTCTGCTGTCGTAGTGCTCCTGTGGGATTTATACAAGATAATACTCTAGAAGAAATCTGGAACAACGACACTATGAAGGAAGTTCGTAGACAGGTACTCTGTGGAGAGCGTCCAGAAGTCTGTAGACCTTGCTTTGATCTAGAGGATCAAGGGGTAGAAAGTCTACGCCAGCGACATATCAAAGGTGTTATTCCCGAAGCACGTATCAATCTATATCCCAATGTCCTAGAACAGTTGCGTGACGATTATACGATGCCTTTTGAATTTCCCACTATGGAGATCAAACTTAACAATCTCTGTAATCTAAAATGTCGTATGTGTCATCCTATGGATTCAACATCGTGGAATGATTGGGATCAAGTAGAAGATTTTTATAAAAAAGAAAACAACTATCTAGTTCCTGTGATTAACAAACTAGAACTTAGGACTAGTAGATATCTTTGTCCTTTCGAAGACACAGATAACTGGTGGCAGAGTTTTGAAAAACTACTGCCTTATTTCCGTCGTGTAGAGTTTGCTGGTGGAGAACCTTTGATGGATCCACAGCACTATAAGATCTTAGATCTATTAAAGCCGTATGCTAAGAACATCGAGATCAAGTATGCTACCAACGGCACTACATTGGGTATAAGCAAAGGAAGAACTATACATGACTATTGGCCATATTTTAGAAGCGTTGCCGTTAATGTCAGCATTGATGGCATTCATGATGTTTACAATCACATTCGCAGCAACAGTAAGTTTGATGATGTTGAAAGAAACATTAAGGAAATAAAATCTATCCCTAATGTTAGTAGAGTAGTAGGTGCATTTACCGCACAGGCTGGAAATATCCTACAGGCTGCGGAATGTATTGATTACTTTATTAATGAATTGGGAATCGTATTTTACAGTCACCGAGTAAGTTATCCTAACCTGTTGTCTGCACAGGTGCTGCCGCAACCCTTGAAAGAACTGGCTATAGAAAGGTTGATGTCTGTAGAACAGAGATTGTTAACTTTTCCCAACATCCAAACCAGTTCATTGTTAGAAAGCGTAACAAGACAACAGATCAAAGACAATATCAACTATCTACAGGCCAAAGATCAAAGTCATCTGTGGCAAGACTTCTTAGAGTTTAATCGTAGATTAGATGTTACAAGAAATCAAAGTTTATTAACGGCTGTACCGGAATTTAAAAATTATTTATGAAGTTTATAGTCACTATCAGCAATGGCAACGATGCTAAAGATCTTGTATTCGATGTTTATAATACAGATATAGCATATCGTTGGGCGAAAGAAATCGCCAATAACTATCCATTGTATGAAACTGATAGATTTCAAGCGTGGCCTGGAAACAATAAAAATTTATCGGACTATGTTGGTTTATTGAAAGAACAAATAGATATTGTAAATTCTTATGCACCGGAAACTATAATATTCGATCATTTGCTTAGTCAAGATACACTAAACTATCTTCATAAATTTTTTGAAGATCTTAGAGGACATATCGAGACAGGAACTGATTTTTATAACGGCGCACCGGAGGAAATTAAACAGGCCATTGATAAATTTAATGTATTGATACACGAAACAGAACATTTGATTAGAAATAGCGGAACTCCTACTATCATAGGAACATTCGCTGAACGTCCACGCATTCCTTTGATTAAAGAAGATTACGATCTCTTTACTATTAAATGGAAATACGGAGAAGTGTATATTAATTACTGCGAGGTCGGTAAGACATTGCTAGATGTGTTTAAAGATCAGGATAGTCATATCGGTGAAAATAATATTAGACCGCAGAAATATTACAGCGCAGATTTTATGATTAAATTTGGAATAGAATTACCAGAAGAATTTCACCAACAGCGTATCAAAGAATTCAACGCATGGTATGATAAACAATTATATAGATTTGAAAATATATCATTGGGAATGATCCCTGTGGCTATTTTGGAAGAAGGTGAACCATATTCGGGTTATACAAGGATTAAATCAGTATGCATAAGGTAACTTCTGCTTGGCCTCACCAGGATCAGATCAAAGTTGAATGGAACTTAGGTAAACGCTGTAACTACGATTGCAGTTATTGTCCCGCAAGTATCCATGACAATCACAGTCCTCATACTGATATAAACATTTTAGAAAAGGCTGTAGATCGTTTATGCGAATTAGATAAACCTTTACGTATTAGTTTAACAGGCGGAGAACCCTGCGTTCATCCAGATATAGAAGATTTTTTAGAATACCTAAAAAGAAAATACGTGTTCTGGGTAAACCTAACTACTAATGGTACACGCGGTTATCGATGGTATTTAGATAACGAAATATTCTACAACCATCTTGTATTCAGTTTACATTTTGAACACGAATGGACTAGAGTAGTAAACACTATAATGAAATACTATGACAGTACTGAAAGAGAATTTCATGTCAATATAATGGCGCATCATAACAAAATGGATCATGTTAGAAATGTTGTTAAATCATTCAGTGACCTTGGTATTAAATATGCTGTTCGTAGGATACGTTGGACTGAAGGTGATCACAACGTTTTTGACGATCTTCGCTATAACGGCAATGATCTTCAATGGATCCTCGAGCAAGATGCTACTGCTAAACCTAATTGTCGTATAGACGATTCTCAAATAATTCATGCCAATGATGTGATAAAAAAGCATATGAATCAGTTCAAGGGTTGGACATGTAATGCCGGTCTCGAAAGCCTCATGATCAATTGGGATGGAGAAGTGCATCGTGCTACCTGTAGGGTAGGTGGTAGTCTGGGAAACATCTATAATGGAACATTTGTTGCTCCTAGCGATCCAGTTATATGCACACGAGACTGGTGTACATGTGCTGCGGATATACCGTTAACAAAGATGAGATAACTCAGGAAACACTGATCGAAAATCGGTTTTTCTTAAAGTATCTAAACGTTCTATATATTCTTTAAATGCTGGTAAAAGATGAGTATGATCTTCAGCATTCATGAAATCCAAAACCGCTTGCCATCTACGCCATCCATAGGGATTATCTTTCCAGAAGTCTTGATCCTGTCGATAGTTCTCATGCAACCAAGTAGCAAACTCTGCGAATAATCTTCTAACTTCAGCCTTATCTTCTGCAGGCAAACATCTGATGCTGAGAAACGTAGGAATATAGATAAGATGCATGTTGAATATCCCACCACCTGCTTGTATTCCGCCTGTTACATTGTCAAAGTTTATCTTTTTAAAGTTCTGTTGGATCTTCCATTTAGCGAACTCTGGTAGATGCTTGATGTTTAATATCTGTATAGCAGTGGCTATACTGACCTGGATGTTGTCTGGAGTATCATCAAGCCTTCGCAAATTCTTTTCTATAGTAGACCAATCGCTGGGATATCTTATGTAATAGTTTTTATACGACAGCGCATCTATGCTGAACCCAACTTTTACTTTTTTAAACTTAGTCCAGAGGTCGATTATTTCTTCGTCTAATAACAAACCGTTGGTATTATATCGTACTAAGATTTTGTCCGCATAGCCCTGTCTAATGATTTCTTCTAAGAACATCTTGTGTTCTTTAATCATCAAAGGTTCTCCGCCAGCAAAATAAACCTGCTTTAGATTAGGAATCTGGCGATACATTTCTTTCCAGAAGTCGGGATTTTCGTGCCAGAAGTTATCAAACTCTTTCCTATCCCAGGCCATTTGTTGCTGAAGGGCTTTATGTTGGAATAGAGGATATACTTTTTTATGATCACCGACCCATTGACTGCTGTCGTGTGGACTGCACATCACACATTTTAGATTACAGGTATGTCCTAATCTAAGATCTAGATAAACAAGTTTTTCTGGTATCGTGCCATCTTCCTGTGTAGATGAAATAAGTTCTTCTATGTCTATACCTTCTTCTATCCACGTACCAGTTTCCCATACACGTTTGCTGGCAACTCCTTGGCTTTCTTCGTCGAAGCATTTTTTACAACTGGATGGGATGTTTCCGTTTAACATGGTAGTACGAACACTGCGCATGTATTCGTTGTTCCAAGCACTCATAGGAGTCTCTCGACCAAAGTTGGCAGGTCGACCGGTTTCATTTTTAACCAATCCTATGGTATGATTAGTGCCTGCACCACTAGAGTTCGCAGAACAGCACAGTCGCATGTCGCCGTTTGGTCTCGTGGCGAAATGTATCCAAGGCAGTATGCAGAATGTTTCGCTGCCGCTGATGCTGGCTATTTTGTTTTGCCACAGTCCTAACTTCGTTGTTTCGGACTGCATCCAATAAATTTCTGTTTCATCCATTACAGTTCTTCACACATGTCCAAGGTTTTAATGTTTGTAGAGTCGTACTTAGTTGATCCCATGCTAGGTCATTTATATTAGTGACATTGAGATTAGGAACACCTATCATTCCAAACTTTGATTTAGTATCTTCGACTACGAGATTCCTTAACTTTTGTATTGGCAAGTTTTCTACTATAGGCTGTTCTATCCAATCAGAACCTATCCAACAGCAGGGAAACACATTTCCCCGAGCATCTACATATATTTCATTCTTTTCTATACACTTAGGTTTTAAAGTTGTCGTTTCGACTTTTCTTTCCCATATAGAAATATCCTTGCTGATCTTTTCTAGTGGTAAAAACTCTATAACAGATTCTTGAAGAGCAGGTTCTAGATAATACTCTACATTTCCTTTTTTGTCCTCTACTGGAAAATGCGTCATGTCGTAGAATCTTTTGGTGTATTTGAAATTAATATTTTTAAATCCAATATCTAACATCTGCTTCTCAAACTCAAACACTTCGTGTTGATTGTGTTTGAAGATCAAACAATCTATATCAGCGTTTCCTCCGGCATTTATAAATGCCTTGGCGTTTTCTATTATCTTTTTCCAACTAGTTCCTCGTCTGTATAAAACGTGACTGTCCTCAAACCCATCTATACCAAATGTGCACCGGTGATTGTTGCCTAATACCTTAGCAAGATTTTCCCACCATTTTGTGTCTCTAGCACTGCCATTGGTATGTATTCCTAAATGGCATTCACTATTAATCGATCTTATATATTGATATATTTCTAAACAGTCTTGTGCTATTATAGGATCACCATAGTTGCCGCAGGCATAAAAATTTCTTAGATTCTCAAGGAACGATTCAGGGAACCATTTTTTAAAAACATCTAACGAGATATCATACTTTCCTACAAATTCTCTTTCTTTGCCGCCATTGACATTTCTAGCGCACATAGGACAACTTGCCTGACACCTATCAGTTAACTCTATGTGTAGATCTGTTATATTACTAGGATACATATTACCAGATGTTAAAAAGATATTTAGGAACTAACCCTGTGTTCATTCCAGCATGCCAAGATTTTCTACTAGACCATTCATACACTGATCCCTGATGTTGATTATAAAAACATTGATCTTCAACTATTAAAATATGTCCATGCACCGGTGGGCCTATGTGACAATGGAATCTTCTTATATCTGTTCTTTTAGATAATTCAGTTTCGTTATCATTAACATCCCAATGCCACGGACTAAAATTTCCTATGTGTATTCGACTTACCCAACAACTATTAAAGGTATTAATTCCCACAAACTCGCAAAACTTTTCTGCAATACTGTTATCAAAGGCTTTTCCTGAAACAAACATATCCCATCCTACGTTACCACCTTCATGCACAGTCTTAAAATCTGCCTTCTTCCATATATCAGTTACTTCTTCAAGACCCGGGATAGGATCACCTTCTTTATGACTGGGGCCTATATAAGTGGGGGTAGTAACTTCAAGTTGTTTGATCAACCCGTTCCAATCTATCGTGTCGCAGATACCTATGTGTTTTATCATTTATAACCTAAAAAATGAAAATAGTATTGTGGGAACTGTCCACCGTTTGCAGCAGAGTGATAATCTTTGTAATTGTCCCATTGAAAAATATCTCCCTGCTTATTATAGTATAATGCTTCTTTGTCAAAAACCAATACACTAGCAGGCCTTGGTTTGTCAATACAGCAAACATAACGATATAACATTCCGTACTTTTCTAACCACTCTTCTTCCTTGTCTTCTACATCCCAATGATAAGGAACAATCTTTCCTGGAAGAACTTCACTAATAAAAACTCTTAAAGGTTTTGCTTGAATAATTTCAGAAAATATATCTTGTACTTCTATAGGAAAGTGATGACCTGGATAATAGTCATACCAACATATATCTTCTAATTTATAACCTGCTCTAGTCCAGGTGCCTATCACATCATGGTAAGAGCCTAATAATTTTTGGTCATCGGAAAAGGATGCTTCTGATCTATCTACTACAGATGTAACTGTGTTTTTATCTGGATCTGTTCTTGATTGGCATTCCGCTATAACAGCGTCCCAATCTACCTTATCGCCGGTATTTCCTATATAGATTGTCATTCGGGATCTGTTCCAAAAATTTCTTTATAGATATATGTCATGTCTCGATCGCCCCAAAGTACATGTTTCCCCATAGAGCCCTTGAACATACGTTCTAGATTGTATTTTCCATCTACTATATCGCCTGTTTCTTCTAATCTAAACTTGGCAGTATGATGTATAATACTATCCATCCATACAGAATCAACCCAATAATCGTTTACTGGAATACATCCGTACCAGTCTATTGCTTTCATAACGCCATCACTGTCTATGAAATGGCAATGAGGATACATAGTTAATTTATAGGTTCCCAAGTTGTATAAATCTAATTGTATGTTTTTTATTTGATCTTGCCAATTCGGACAAACTATGTCTAAATCTTTACTTCCGTAAAGCATATGATTACAACTCTTGCCATGCCACTCGAAAAAAATTCGTTTATGCTTGTAATCAATATCAAGTATCTTAGGCATAAAATATTGATTTTTGTATTCTAAAATATATTTTACTTCTTGATTAAAAAAATAATCCACCGCTTCTTTGGTATAAAGAGGTCGTATTGGATCTTCAAATCTTTGATATTTGTTTAACCAGTCGTAGTTTGCACAAAATACATTACCTTCGGGATTGAATAAAGGCTCGTAAGTTTGTTGTGACATGCATTCGAGACCGTCTGCATCCAATTTAAAAAAAGGTTTCCAATTATCTAAATTCATTCTACTCTAGGACCGTTGGCCAAAAAGAAAGCAGCAATCCATTTTACTCCTTTAGTAACAGGCAATGATTCGTGTATGGTAGACCAATTAACCTTTTCGTCAGGATAATCATATTCAAAATACATACAACCACCTAACTCTGGTTCTACTGTTACATTCAACTCCGGCCATGTACACCGACCACCTTCATAGCCCTCGTTTAACCAGAATATTGCTGTGGCTTTTCTGTCACCGCCCTTTGAATAATAAGGAACGACTTTAGTATCATAGGGAAAATCATGATGTAACCCAAAATACTGATCTGTGTTATATTTGTAAATATCCCCCGCCTCGATATGAGAAATTGGTACTCCGATCATATCTACAATTTTCTTTTTAAAAAATTCTCTATCTTCAGGATCTGTGCTTTCACTGATTGATCTCTGTTCTACCTCTTCGGTAATTTGTCCGTAGGTTTGTTCTCTAGATTCCAACCCAGCATTCGGGTTCATGGCATTATCATATTTGTCTACAAATTTCTTGCATTCGTCAGGCGTTAATACATTTCTAAAAACTGAAATTCTTGGATATCCCAAATATGTTATTTCTTCAAACATTTTTCTTTCCTATGATCATAAATCTTTTATACAAAGGCAATTCTAAATCGCCTGCCCAGAGAACGTCGAGATGACTTTGTTTTTTAAATTCTTCTAGGTCTGAAGCGGCTCTGACATGCTCGGGTATATTGTAATTATTACTTTGTAGCACCAATAATGATGTTTCAGGCAAATCATTTAACCAGCAGTCGTAATCAAATTGCGATATATGTTCACAACTCGTGTTAATAATAACGTCTGCATCCGAACGAATATTGCACATATCAGCAACAACAGCAGAGAAACGACCCTCCATTTCTTCCTTCTTATTCATCATAACAGCCACTGGTTCACATTCCGGGTCTATGTCGATGCTTCGAATGTGTTTGATAGGTATAGCACTCTGAAACAGCATACTGGACAATGTTCCAACCCAACCGCCGTGTATGTCAACACTGAGAGGAAAATCCATAGTTTTGTTGCGTTCCGGATAAATGTACCATTCAAGGGTTTCGACTAGCCATTCTTTACTCTGTAATTGGCCACGCCAAAAGGCATCAAGGGTACGCATTGGATTTTTGCTTTCTCGGATGGCACACATCCAATAATGTAGGTGTTCTAGGTCTATTTGCATTTTGGTATCTTACTATCTGCTGAACTAACACATGTCGGCGTAATACATATTTTTGGTTCTTCGAACAATTTAAATCCTTCGGATAATGTTCCTAGCGGAACATCCTGACAACTATACGATCTTTTAACTTCGTTGCCTCTGATGATCATACTCTGATAGCCGCTGTTACAGGTCCATCCTTTAAATTTATTAAAGCCGAATGCGTTAAATCTTTCTGCTTGATCAAAGAGATACTCTTGATCATTTTCATCATATAATACAATTTGATATATTTCCTCACCTTTGAATGCTTGAGGGAAACCGGTGCGCATCAGTTTAATCATATCGTCGGTATAACCTTCTACTACAAAACTTGCTGTAGGATCACTCTGTGGTTTCAGTGTAACATTAATTCCGCGAGAGTGAAGTCTTGCACAGCGTTCATACAAATCGTAAAATTGTTCAGGAACCATAACTTGATTAACAGTCACGTATACATTCTCATACATTAACTGTAAACACTTGTCCCCAAACTCTTGTTCCTTGGCAAACTCTGAATGGTAACTGGCTGTGATACTTCTGCGTTGAAGATCTTTAGTGTATTCGCACCAAGTCTTCCACCATTTGCTACCAGGACTTAGGTTAGTAGTCATATGTATGCTTTGGTACGGTGTCTGAGGACCATCGTCTAAATGTTTAGTTAGATCTAATAACTGCTTATATGCAGTAGGTTCTCCTCCGCTGAAACTCCAATGGAAGTCTGTAAACCCATTTTGTCTAGCCTGACTTTTAATCTCGTCTACCGTTCTTTTGTAAACATCAATGCTTTGATGATCGGGCTTATCTGACCTAGCATAGGGCCAACAATAACTGCATTTGTAATTACAGAATCTACCTAATATCCAACTAACAGAGAACAGCGGACGATCTAACATTGTCCGCTGACCGAATCTTTTAATCTTGTTAAAAGGAATAGATTCAAAATCAGACATTAAAATTTTTCCGCAATCACATTTTTGAAAGGAGTTGGATCATAGTTCGGTACCAGCATCTTTAATTTTGTTAAATCGGGTATTCTTCTTTTAACACTGCCTGTTCTTCCCGGAACTGTTACCCAGTCGACCGTCTTTCCTAACTTAGTTGCTATAACATTGGCTGCTTCTAATATGTTTATTTCTTCATCGCTGCCTATATTAATAACATCATTATTAATACGTCGATATACTTGCAGCAAGGCACGAACTGCATCTTCAACATAACAGAACGATCTAGTTTCGTCATGCCCAATTATCGTGTAATCTTGTTTTTCTATCTTCTGAATGATGTCATACACAAAATGACCCGGTCCGCTATCCTCGCTGTAAACATTAAAGAACCTTGTAATCAGAAAATCAATATCACTGTTAAACAAATAATTCTCTGCTAAAATTTTCGGAAACCTATAACTCCATCGTGGATTGTGAATATTTTCTATGCAAACAGTGGTCTCTTCCGAAGTAGGAAATGTGTCTGTACCTGCAACAACTTCACTACTACTGGCGTATATTAATTTACATTCTTTATTCTTTTTAACAAAGTTAAAGATTGCCAAGTCATTAGTAACATTATTTTCAATAACTGTATTCGGAATTTTATAAAAATACTCAGTACCGTTTATAGCGGCCATGTGAAAGACATACTTAAAATCGTTGTGGGTCAAATTTAAGAATTCGATTAGATCCGATCTTATAAATGTACCATCTGGAACAAAGGTCGGATATCTAAAGTTATTGTCTATGCCTATTACTAAATAATTTTTAGATAGTTGTTTACACAATTCTCTGCCTATTAATCCTGCAGCCCCAGTGATTAGAATTTTTTCTGCCATTCTTTATTAAGTTCTCTAATATATTTGAACCATCGACTATCGATATCTTCCTTGTCAAGAGAATCGATTAAAAAGTCTAGATCTTTAGGCAAACATTTTCCACCGAAACCCCTAGTACCGTCGTGACCGGGTACTTCCATGTAGGTTTGATTATGTGCGACTTTGAAATACATATCTTTAACCTTGCTATAATCTGCACCTACCCGTTGAGACATGTCATAGAATAAGTTTCCAAAAGCGATACGCATCACAGCAAAATTATTGGAAAACATTTTAACTAATTCTGCTTCGCTGGTAGAACATTCTACAATTTCTTCGACTCTCAACCATAATGGTAGGTCCACAGAATTATGTCCGACTATTAATGGACGCTTCTGAGAATCTTCTTCCCAAAATCGTTCTCTCAGAAATTCTGGCATATAAATTATTTTTATACCCAATTCTTCTTCAATCTGATCACAGGTTCCAATTGGCAAAGTACTTCTAATTACAACTTGGACTTTGGAATTTTGATTTACCAGTTCTGATATTTCGTTTTTCAATATTTCAATATCATGAGGAGTTCCTGTAGGAATACAAACAAAAATACATTTACAATCCTTTAAAACTTCTCGTGTTGTGTTTAGCAGTATGTCGTGCATGGCCACGACCTGCTTCTTTAAAAGTCCATAATGTGTTCCTCGTCCTACATAACCGTATCCGAGGATTCCAAAATAACCGTTGTCATAAATCATATAATCTTTCTCGAGTTGAAGTATATATGCGTTGTAAGTGGCAATAAACGCTATATTTGAACACAAAACATTTGATTATTCGTAAAAAGGATTATATAATGTACAT